TCCTTGGCACCGATCATCTCGCGGAACACGCCGCCCTTGATGCTGATTCGGCGTTGTCCAAGTTCGCCACCGGACAGGCTGTCGGTCGTCTCGTCTTGCAGTTCCTTCAGGTAAGCAGGCACGCCACCTTTGAACAGGGTCAGTTCGCTCATCTCGTATCTCCTTAGAAGTCTTCGTCAACAGAAACAGGTTGGGGGTTGGTCATCTTCTGATCTTGCGTTTTGGTGTAATTCCGCAGAGCGGCTTCCACCTCCGGCAGTTTGAATCGGAACGTGTTCCCAACCTTCAGATAGGACTCGGCAGGCAGGATGCCCTTACGAATCCAAACACGCACCGTCGATACAGACACCAAGAAGTGTTCGGCCAACTTCTGTATGTCTACGTACTTGTCTTCCATCTCTACGTTCTCCTGACCGTGATGGTGTATTCGCTGTCCACGTTCAACCCCGGTGGCAGCAAATCGGGGTGCTGCTCAAGGAACGCTTGCGTGTTGCCCTGATGCAGACGTTTTTCCAACAACTCGGGAACCTTGTGCTCCAAGATGAAGCGGCTCATGGATTCCCAGTCGCTCGTCCAGAAACGCTTTTTGACAGAGCGGTAGAACATACCGCTGCCGTCGGCCAGTCGGACGCTATCCACGTTCTGGGTCTTGCAGTACTCAAGGAGCCCCTGCTTGACCGACTTCATGGCATCTTCCAACTTCTGGAGTTCGGCCTCGTGCGCTTTGACCAACGTCTCTCTGGCCGCACGCATCTTCAGGTAGACCTTCACCAATTTCTCAGGGGGAACAGTGCCCCCGTCCTTATCAGACTCTTCCATCTCGATCTCCGTTTTAGTTAGTAACGCTTCAATGTAGTGACTTTTCGTCACTCAGTCAAGTAACCCCTTGTAGAGGTCAACTATTTGTGTGTGAATATCTTCTTTAGCGTCAAGCATTTTGTAAACGTGGCGTTCCGCGTTAGATCCTATAAGACGTACAACCGTAGTTGGGTGTCTCTGGCCTGCGCGGTGAACACGGGCGTTGGCTTGGGCATAGGTCTCCAGGCTGCTCGTCGGCCCCCACCACACCACCGTGTCGGCTGCGGTCAGGGTCACGCCGTGGCTTGCCGCCTGCGGCTGAATCACTAGGATGCGGGGTTCGGGCGTCTCTTGGAACCGCTTGAAGATGTCCGCACGCTTGGCCGCAGACACGTCGCCGTTGATGATCTCGGCGCTGTAGCCGTCCTTGGTCAACTTGGCCGTGATGATCTCGATGGAGTTGCGGAAGGGTACGAAGATGAGCACCTTCTTGGCTGACTCCTCGATAACTTCTTTCAGCACGGCATAGCGGTTGCGGATGTCGAACTCGATGGTCTCGCCTGAGTCTGAGTAGACCGCACCACAAGATAATTGCAGGAGTTTGTTTAGGTTGACCGCCGCGTTGACCGACGTGATGGCCTCGCCTGCGGCCTCGACGATCATCTTGTTTTTGAGGGTGACGTAGTACTTCTGCTGTTGCTTGGTCAACTCCACCACGCGATCCACGTAGGTCATCTCGGGGAGATCCATGCACTCGTCTTTGGTGTAGCGGATGGCCGGTTGCAGTGCATCGAACACCGTCTGCGTTGCCGAGGGCTTGGGCACCCACCGGAACTGCCCGACCTTGAACATCACCATCTCGCGGAACGACGACGCAAACTTCGGCACGCCCATCGGGTTGACCAGTCGAGCCAGACCGTAGGCATCAATCGGTGACTGTGCAGCAGGTGTGCCCGTCATCATCCACAGCCACGTCGTGGGCTGCATCAACTTGTACAGCGTCTTCCACCGCACCGTCTGCACGTTCTTGTAGGCGGTCGCCTCGTCCACCACGATGAGGTCGAACCCACCCTTGGCGATCTCGTCGGCCACGATCTCCACGCCGTCGTAGTTGATGATGACGTACTCAGCCGCGCTGTTGATTGCATCGCGGCGCTTCTCTGCGCTGCCGTAGGCCACGGCCACCGTGCGGTGCATCGCAAACTTAAACAAGTCCGCACGCCATGCACTGTCCATGATGGACAGCGGGCAGATCACCAACACGCGCCGGATTCGGCCTTGCTTCATCAGGTAGTCGGATGCCCAGATCACAGAGCCCGTCTTGCCCGTGCCCTGCTCGTTGAGGCAGAACGCACGCTTGTTCAGCGTCAGGAATGATGCGGTGTCCTTCTGGTGTGCAAACGGCTTGTGCATCCCGGGCCAGTCGTACTCCTTGAGGATCGGCGAGGGGACGTTCTTGATCTTGAGGTTCTTGAGGACGTGGGCCTCATCGAGCCCCCACTTGACCAACACCCGGTGGTCGTCCACCAGGGTGCTTTTTGGTATCACTGCGGTGACTTTCTTGGGGTCACGCAACTTCAGGAGCAGTGCTTTGTTAGAAACGATTTCCATCTTGCTCTGTGTTTGGAGACGGCAGAACAGGCAGAGTGGGGTCTCCACTCTGCCGCCTGCCATGCCTTCTGACTTTTGCTTGGTATCTTCCGTCCGAAGTCACACGGCGGAGAAAGCAGGAGGATCTACGAACCTCCACTTAAATTCCGTGCCTTCGATGGTGTAGTTTCGTTTAGCCGCCCACCCACACCTTACAGCGGTTACCCCGACCAGGGATCTCTCAAATGTACTGCTTCGGCCCCCGAAGATCAACCTCGGGTCTTCACTTACGCTCGCCCTTGCGGTGCAAGTTGCGGCTGCGGTTCTTGCTCGGTGCCTCCAAGCGATAGCCGTCCGCGTTGGTGCCGCCCTTGGCGAGCGCCTTGGTGTGCGACACGTCTTTACCCTTGCGCTCCACACCCTTCTTGTCCAGTGCACGCCGAGCACGCTGTCGCTCCATGCGATCCTCGTGCTCACCTCGCTGCTTCTGCATCTCGTACTCGTGCTTGTACGGGCGCGGTGACTTGGTGTACGGCATCTCAGTTCCTTCCGTTGTGTGAACAACTCAGCACCACGCAGTGCTTTCGGCACAGCCCACTCGGGCGCGGGTTCCAGACATCGTTGTCCATCGCAATTTTCAACCTTTGGTGACGCCCCGTCCACCTCTCCCATAACACGTCTTCCTGTGATGCATCGCACTTGCTCTTGACCAGCGAATTCGCAATCACGAACAGCAGCCCGGACTTGACGCGCTTGATCTCAGGGAAGTGCTTGAACACGCACAGGGACATCAACTCCAACTGATCGGGATCGGCGTACTTGGCGCTCTTGCCCGTCTTGTAGTCCACCACCCGAGCCTCGCCCGTCTCCTTGTTGAGGATGAGCAGGTCAGCGATCCCTCGGAACCACACATCCGGTGCGTCGAACGCACAGGGGCGCAGGTCTTCGGTGATACCCATCGGGTACTCGCATAACTTCTCACCAGGAATTTGGTTGAGGTTGTCCAGAGCCGGTTTCACAAAAGCGAAGTACTCGGGCAGTGGGGTGCCGTCTCGGATGTAGTGTTCAGCAGCCTCGTGGAATCGCTTGCCGTACATAAGATGTTCGGCGTTGTCATCTTCCTTGAAGTCCTTGGCTACCCGCAGGTGGTAGTACTTGCGGGGACATTGCTCAAACAACTTCAGACTGCTGTACGACCACTTCACCGCTTGTCTTCCTTCTGCATCACCAACAGTGCAGCGTGTGCTTCGGTTATCCATTTAATGGCCATCAAGGCTTCTTCCCTGGCCACGTACCAGTCCTTCTCAAGGGCTGCGTCATGCACAGCCTTGAGTGACTTCTCAGCCATCATGGTTGGATATGCGTAGTCAATCACTTCAGCGGTGCTACTCATTTCGTGCAAACTCCTTCTGTGTATCAGACCTGAATTGATAAAGTGCTTTTGCCGCCGCGTCGGGGCTCTTAAATACTCCAAGATAGTGGCGCTTCCCCGTCACTTGGCATTGCGCCATCCACCCACTGCGCAGTCGAGTTACCCCTTTTACCCCTGTTTTACTTGTTCGATTTATCTTGCGGTTGTACCCGTTCTGCTGCGTTGTAGCGGGGCGTAAGTTTTCTATACGGTTGTCAGCGGGGTCGCCGTTGATGTGGTCGAGGATGGCCGGTGCTACTCCGTGGAACATCGCGTAAATGAGTCGATGCACTTTGTAGACTCGCCCCCCTACAGTTGCTACTAAGTATCCATATGCGTCCATAGTCCCGACTGGGCTACCAACTTGGGCGCGTCCGCGTTGTACGCGGTTACGCAATACCCCGTTGTCATAGATGAACAGTTCATGTAATGCGTCCCTAGCAATCACCGTACGACCTCCCAACTCCGGATTCACAGTTGACAGGCAGTCCCGCTGCCCACTCGGGTGTCCATCGCATGCACTCTTCCACGTAGGCTTGGGCCTCCGCGACCTCGGCATCAGGAACAATGCACGCAACTGCGTCGTGCACTGTCAACACAACTCTGTATCTCTTGGCGATCTTGAGCATCTGCTCGGCGATCAGACACCGGGCCAACGCTTGGCAGACGTTCTCCACCACCTTGCCCCCGTAGATACGGGTGCGCCCCTTGCGGGTGCGGTACGTGAACTCCGGCCCCTTCTCGCCTTCACTCAATTTCAGGTCATCGTAGCGCAGGTACAGCCCATTGGGAAGTCGAATCGCTGCCTCTCGTGTCACGATCTCCAACACCCCGTCACGCCCGAACGGCACCTTGCCATCGTCCCATCGGGAGATAGCCACCAGGGCCATCTGCGCCTGCCGCCACAGGGCGGTCACGGCATAGTTTGTTTGGCGGTACACCTCCACGATACGCCGGGCCTCGTCCAATGAGATGGTCACGTCAGATGTCTTGAGTTGGGCTTGGAACTTGACCGCCCCCATGCCGTAGCCGCAGCCCAGTACAGTGGTCTTGCCCATGAACCGCTCGGGCTTGGTGATCTCCCCTTCGGGTTTGTTGTAGATGGGTGCAGCCATCTTCTTGTACACATCTTTACCCTGAGCGAACGCCTCGACCAGATCATCCTGCCCTGCCAACCACGCAAGCACCCGCGCCTCAATCTGTGAGGAGTCGGCGTCGATGATGCTGTAGCCCGGTGGGGCCATGATCCCTTTCTTGATCTTGCCTGCGTTGTCGCCTCGGCTCGGCAGGTTCTGCATGTTGATCTTGTCGTCGCCCCCGAACCGCCCGGTGTGTGCGGCGTAGTAGCGCAGGGGCACGGGCAGCGGCCCACGCTTGGCGATCTCCAAGAATCTTTGGGTGCGTGTCTCCTCCAGGGTGGACTTCAGCCCCAGACGTGCAGCCACCAACCCCTGCACGCGCCAGTCAGGATGCTCGGACAGGCGCAGGAACGCCTCGTCGCTCTTGGCAAACGCATACGTTTCTT